CAACAAGACCGACGACCAAAAGAACCGCTCCCTAATCTCCGCCACCCGCTGGATCGACGGCCTGAGCTTCTACGGCGACCGCTGCACCACCACGCAAGCCCTGAAGTGGCCCCGCGAGGACTACACAGTCGACGGCATCGACCTCGCCTGCACCCTGATCCCGGACCCGATTAAAACCGCCACCTACGAGCTGGCCCGGGCCCTCGCCAACGACACCGACGCCATCACCGGCACCACCGGCACCACAGGCATCTACGACGAAGTCGAACTCGGCGACCTCCGCGTCAAATACAACAAAACTTCACAAACCAGCGGCGTCATCAACAACGTCTTCGACGTCTACCCCTGGCTCCAGTCCTACCTCGGCCCCTACTGCATGGGCGGGGCCGCCAACTACGCCGTCCGTCTATTCCGAGGCTGACATGGGCCTGATCGACGACACCTTCGCCTCCATCCCCCCATCCCTCATCGCGGACTGGGGCCAATCCATCACGTTCATCAAAACCGCCACCCCCCGCACCTACGACCCCACCACGGGCAACATCACTGGAGCCGACACGAACGTCACCGCCAAAGGCCTGATCTCCCCCATCAGCTCCCGCGAATCCGAGGGCCTCTACCAGTCCACCGACATCAAAATCATCATGAGCGCCAGCGAGCTTGGCACGTACTACCCCACCGAAGCCGACCGCATCCAGTACACCCAAGCCGGCGTCACCCGCGAGGCCAAAATCATCAACATCACCAGCTACCGCGGCGACTCCCCCATCCTCCACACCATCATTGCGAGGCCCCAGTAATGGCACGAGGTTTTAAGCGTATAAAGGGTTTTATCCAGAACGGCGTAGATATAGCTACGGATTTAGATAAAGTAGTCAGCTCGTTGACACTTGGGGGACCAACACTAGCCGCACAGCGCGTAGTGGCAGAACTTCAGCAGGAAGGACCTAGTTGGACCGGTAGGTTTTCCAACTCTTGGCAAATTCAAGGACCCCAGGGTCAAATCGTAAAAGGAGATGGACAGCCTGGGGAACCACGGCCCGTTATTTTTACAAGTGCCCCGTTTACTGGACCACAGGCATTGGCAGTTTTAGCTGCACAGCAAGTTTTTAAGGATAAGACTGTTTTCCGAATATCAAACTTTTCAACATACGCCGGACAAGCCACTGACGTGGAGCAAAGTAATTTTGTCCGCCCTACTCCCTTCCCGACTACGCAACTAGGTCGCCAAAAGTTTGAAAAGTATGAAGTTCCCCAAGGTCGCGTAAACCCCTCTTACCGCTGGCAAACAGGGGGCGGCAGCTCAAACAGCTCTTCCTCTAGCACCGCAGATAAAGACTGGTTAGCCACCTACGCCGGCGGAGGAAAACTGGATAAAGCAGTCAAAATTGAAATGGATGCTGTCTTACGCTCACTACGATGAACTACCAAGCCATCCGCGCCGCGGTCGAAAATCCACTTCTAACCGCGTTCAACGCACTGGTGCCCCCAGTCCCGGTCTACTTCGACAACATCACAGCAACCCCAACTAACGCCACCACCGAACACGTCAAGGTAAACGTTACCTTCGGCTTAACAACAGATCCCACCCTTACCACAAGTTTAGACAATGTCCGTGGAGCACTTGTAATCCGTGTATTCAGCGAAAAAGGACGCGGACCTGCCAGAAATCAAACCCTAATTAATACCGCCTTAACGGCTATAGAAACACTCAACAACACCGCAAAAACCACTACAGGGGTGTATTTTCGCCTGGGGCAGATAAACGGACCTCTTTTTTCAGCTACCGAAGATTCGCCCTTGTTTGCGGGGCGCCTGGAGGTAAGCTACACAGCAGCAGTGCTTTCCTAGTAGCCATCGCCAAGAAACGCTAATCTGTACTAAGCCGGGCAGTGCCCGCATTTTTACCACTTAGGTACTCCCTATGGCCACCGTCCTTTCGGGCACCTCCGGCGCCCTCTACTACACCCCCGCGGGCACCAGCGTGACCACGCTTGCCGCAGGTGCATTTCCGTCAACCGGTTCCAACATCACCGTCGGCACCTACCTGGGCTTTAAGGTCAACGACCCCGTGACCCTGGCCTACCCCGCTGGTGCCACCACCACCAACGCCATTGCTGCTGGTGCTTACTTCGTTAAAACCTACGTCGCCAGCACCGGCATCATGACCATCAGCAGCACTGCTGGTGGCGCTGCCGCCACTGCAACTGCTTCTCCTAGCAACTTTGGCGCCAACTTCGCCAGTATCACCTATACCGCTCCGGCTGTCGTCGGCTCTGTCCGTGACTGGAGCTTCGAGATCACCCGTGCCGAGATCGACGTCACCACCATCGGCCAGGCAGTCGGCCAGTACACCCCGTTCCGTACCTACATCCCCGGCTTCGCCGACGGCTCTGGTTCGGCCACTGTGTACACCACCGACGATGACACCAACCTGGCCAGCCGGATGATTGAAGACGTCATCCAGCGCGAACAGTCCGGCGCCACGATGAAGCTGTACATCGACCGCGTCATCGTCTCCGGCACTGTCAACGACACCAGCAGCCGCTTCATCACGGTCCCTGTGATCCTGACTTCGGCCAGCCTGACCGTCAACCCTGACGACGGCCAGTCGGTCTCGATCAACTTCCGCCCCAGCGATGCCCCGACCTTCGACCTCAGCAAGAGCTGATCCGTCACACTACGGGAACCCGCAAACACCGACCCCGGCCTCAAACCGGGGTCTTTTACTCTCTACCGCGTTACACTAGAACCATCCTCCACAGGTCCACATGCCTGCCCCCACCGCTTTGTCTGCCCTGGAGCGTCTCCGCAAGGCCGCCAACCTGGAGCCCACCAAAAAGTCCGTCGAACTTTCGGACGGCAGCACTTTCGAGATGTGGGTCACCCCGCTGACCATGGCCGAACGCGAACGCGCCCAAAAGCAGGCCAAGTCCGACGACGCCACCGCCTTCGCCCTCCAACTTCTGATCACCAAAGCCCTCGACGAATCAGGAGCCAAACTTTTCAAGCCCGGTGAAGTTGACATCCTCAAAAACGAGGTCAAAGACAAGGACCTCCAAGCCCTGATGCTGGCCATCATCACCGACGACGCCGAGCCCATCGACCCAAAGAACTAAGCACCGAACTCCGCAAGGACAACTGGCTCATGCTCCAGTTCGGAGTCGCCAAAGAGCTAGGCATGTCCCTCAGCGCAGTCCGGGCCACCATGACCACCGAAGAACTGATCGGCTGGAGCGCCTACTTCCAGATCCTCAACGAGGACCAACAAAAAGAGCTGGAGAAGGCCAAACGCCGCCGCTAACCCCGGCGGCCTTTTTGTCGCGTAAACTGAAGTACCAGTCCACACGCCAACGCCGTGGCCTACAGAGCAGAAATCGAAATCGGCGTAAGGGGTACGGAAAAACTCCGCGATCTTCGAAACACTATCGAAGACCTAAGCAAGCGTATAAATAGACTAGACGACCTAGCCAATACTTTTAACGCACCAATACAAAGCGTAGCTAATTACACAAAAGCCGTAAATCAAGCTGCTGCTGCACTCAATAAAGCTGAACTTGGCTCACGAGACGAAACCGATGCTATAAAAGCCCTTGCTCAAGCAATGGGCGAAGAAAACACAGTACGTCAACGCCGATTGTTTTTACTAGATACAGAGATAAAAAAACGTCAAGGATTACTACGGGCTGCTCCAGTGTCCGGCACCGTTGAACTAGGCCCCGGTGGCCCAGGTTTCAGCGGTGGTTTTTCTGCTAGTCAACGCCAGCAAGCAAACGAACAAGCTATTTTACGCATCCGTCAAGAAGAAAATAAAATACGCAGGCAAAGTCTAGATATTGCTTCAAGAGAAGAACTATTTGAACTGCGTGTAGGGAAAATTTTAGATAGAAATGCGAATGCTCTCAAACAACGAGAAAAAACAAGAGAAGCTACAGGTAACGCCATTATTGGTGGCGCCTTTCCGCTGCTTTTCGGTCAAGGCTTAGGCGCGTCTATCGGCGGCGGTGCTGGCGGTTTTGCCGGTGGTATGGCCGGTGGCCAGTTTGGTTTTGGTTTGTCCCTTGTTGGCACAGCCCTAGGAAGTGTATTTGACCAAGCTATACAGTCTGCTAAAGACTTTTCTGTTTCTTTACGTGAAGGCGGCGACGCCGCAGGCTATCTCGAACAACAACTTGGGTATCTAGACCCATCCATCAAAAAACAAATCCAGAATCTACAAGCATCCGGGCAAACAGCTAAGGCCGCGGAAGTAGCATTTAATGAGCTTGCTAGGCAAGTAGGGGTCGAAAATGCCGCAGCATTTAAGCAATTAGGCGATAACACATTTGTATTTACAACAGGTTTTCAACGACTCGTAACAACAATTATTGCTGGCGCGGCCCGTATTGATGATGCGCTAAAACCCATACGAGACCAGCGTTTGCTCCAAGGCCTAATTAGTGCGGTACCCGGAGTAAACGCTGCTACTTTAGT